ATTGCCGGCAGATGGACAGGAAGTGATCATTTGCGTATGGCTTTATGATGACCCTAGCAGGGGAAAGATTTCAACCCCGTCTGTCTACACGCTTAATAACTTCTTTCCTTACTACGACCAAGACAACACTGACAGGCAAGAGGATGCAATCGAAGAAGGCCCGCTGTATTGGCCGACCCACTGGATGCCACTCCCGGAGCCGCCCAGATGATCCTGCGCGGCATCAAAAACGGCCTGATCGTATTCGCCACCATATCAATCTTCTTTGCCGCCTCGGGGCTGGCAGAGCATTTAACTCGGTAGGTAATCAAAATGAACGCACAGCAAGTGGTGTCTGTTGACGACATCAGCGAAATAAACGCACCTGCAATTTACGTTGTTGGCGGATTGAAGCCATTCATCGAGCAGGTCCGCAACGAAGTAGGCACCGAAGTGCCGGACCTATCGACCAAGAAAGGCCGCGACCGCATCGCCAGTCAGGCAGCGAAGGTGAGCAAGTCGAAAGTTGCCGTCGAGAAGCCGGGCCGTGACTACCTGAAGCGCCTGAAGGAAATGCCGAAGGTGGTGGAAGCTGAATTGCGCGAGTTCGTCGCAGCTATGGACTCTCTGCGCGATGAGACGCGCAAGCCGCTTACCGAATGGGAAGATGCTGAGGGGTCGCGGGTTGCCTTACACCAAGCTGCAATCGCGCAAATGAAAAGCATCGACACAGAGGGCATGAGCGCCGCGCTAATCGGCGCACAGATTCAGAGCCTGGAAACCATTGAAATCAGTGTGGGCTGGGAAGAATTCGAGGCAGAGGCACACCGCGTCAAGGCGGCATCACTTGCAGCGCTCCAATTGGCCTTGGGTAAGCAGGAGAAGTACGAGGCCGAACAGGCAGAGCTTGAGAGCCTTCGAGCAGAGCAGGCAGCACAGGCCCAGCGCGAACGTGAGGCTCAATTAGTGCGTGAAGCTGAAGATCGTACCCGGCGNGAATCNGAACAGGAAGCCCAAGCAGAGCGCGATGCGGTTATCCGCCGCGAAGCTGAAGCCAAGGCGCAATCAGAAGCACGCGAGCGCCAGTTGCAGCAGCAGGCCGAAGCGGCAGAGCGGCAGGCCAAGGAGTCCGATCAGCGCGCCGTACAGGCCCAAGCAGATGCCGATGCCAAGGCAGAGGCAGCAGCCGCAGCAGAGCGTCAGCGGTATCTGGATGAGCAGAAAGAGATTGCTCGACAGGCAGCTTTGCGGGAGCAGGATCAGGCCAATAAATCAAAGGTTAACCGGGCTGCTCTTGATGCGTTTATTGCTGGCGGCATGCCAGAGGATTGCGCCAAGCAGTCGGTCACCCTGATCGCACGCCGTCAGATTCCGAATGTTCAAATAACTTACTGAGGTTCCCATGGGAAACGAAATCATCAATATGCGGCAGCGCGAAGCTGCCGGCCTGGTCGCCAGTGAGGCGCACCGATTTTCCGTTGTCGAGATTCGCCAGCGGGTCAACTTGGTACAGGAAGTCATGCAGAACATTATGAAGCGTGACACCCATTACGGGACGATCCCAGGCACACCCAAGCCGACGCTGTATAAGCCCGGTGCCGAGGTGTTGTGCGTCACCTTTCGCATTGCNCAGGANTATCGGATAGAGGATCTATCGCAAGACGGCCATGCGCGCTACCGGGTGACCTGCGTTGGTCGTCACCAGACAACAGACACCAAGCTGGGCGAAGGCGTCGGCGAGTGCTCTTCAGGCGAAGAGAAGTACAAGTGGCGTGGCGCGGCCTGCAAAGCAGAGCTGGATTACACGCCCGAGAACATGAAGCGCAAGAAGTTCTACAAGAACGGCAACACGGTTGATCAGATCCGCACCGAGCCTGCCGATCTTGCAAACACCATCCTGAAGATGGCATGCAAGCGGGCAATGATCGCCATGACCCTGAACGTCACCGCAGCATCGGACATCTTCACGCAAGACATTGAAGACCTGCCAGAAGAGCTTCGCACTCAGGATGTAAGCGAGCCGGCAACCAATCCTGAACTGGCCGCCAAGTGGGTCGGTGAGGCTTCCCGCGCAACGAATGAAGAAGCACTTAAAGCGGTGTGGCAGGCGGGCGTAAAGGTGATTCAGGAAGCAAAGGATATGCCGGCCTATAACGCTTTCAAGGCAGCAGTAGGCGTCCGAGGCGAAGCGCTGAAAAAGGCAGAGAAGGCAGCGCCAGAGCAAGCCCAGACCAACTACGACGATGATGTCCCTTTCGATTGAGGTGAGCCATGATTGCTATCGAATGCCCCCAGGGATCTGCAGCCTGGCACGCAGAACGCGCCGGCTGCATTACCGCAAGCATGTTTGCTGATGCACGCGCCATCCTCAAGTCAGGCCCTAACAAGGGTCAACCAACCACAAAAGCGCTCGATTACGCTTTCCGGCTCGCCGTTGAGCGCATCAGTGGCGATCCATTAGACGGCGGTTTTGAGACATGGCAGATGCGCCGAGGCCATGAGCTTGAGCCGGATGCCCGCATGGCCCATGAGATACGGACAGGCCTTCTCGTTAAGCAGGTCGGGCTGGTCAAGACGGATGATCTAGCCTTTGGCGCCAGTGCTGACGGGTTCATGGGCGATGACGGGGTTAGCGAATATAAGTGCTTTCTGGCCCCTGAGAAGCTGCGCGCTTTCCATATCGATCAGGACGCTGACGGCATCAAGGACCAGGTGCAGGGCGTGCTTTGGATCACTGGCCGAAAGTGGGCGCACATCGGCATGTATTGCCCCGCGCTTAAGCCGGTAGGCCGCGAGCTCTGGCTAGGCGAGTACGAGCGCGAAGACGACTACATTGAAGAGCTTGAGTCCGATCTTTGGGGGTTCAAGCTGCTGGTCGATGATTACGAATCACGCCTTCGTGACAAGGCAGCGTGACATGCCCCAATCCCCAGCCGAACGAAAGCGGGCTGAACGAGCCCGCGCCAAACTCAAAGAAGAAGAGCGGATAGACGCCCTGCTCGCCTTCACCCTGTCCACGCAGGTATTCAAAGGCACCGCCGAACGCCTGGGCCGGATCATGTCCGCTGCCGGCCTTGATGAGCGGGACGATGCCATAACCAGGCTAATCAATAACACCGCGCGCATGACTGACGAGCAGATTCGGGAATTTCTGAAGCTGCCNTANTGTCACGGCGCGNTGTCACGCAAAGGAATAACACATGCAATCACCAATCCCAGAGNAAAGGGCGGCTGANGCTGCCAAGTTGGGCGCAAGCATTGCCGAGTACCTGAGCGACGGTGGAGAGATAAAGAGGATCCCGATTGGCAAGTCCGCAGATTATGAGCCTCACGGTTATAAGAAAAAGACCGCCGAGTACAACGCCAGAAGAGAAGCCGCTTCGGTTTCGAGCCTTCTGCCCCCCAACAAAACAAAGGCATCGATTTGGCGCGAGAAATGGGGCGACAAGGTGATCGCCATGTTTGATGCCGGTACGAATATCACAGAGATTGAGTCCCAGACCGGACAGGCAAGGCACCTGATCACTCCGTGCATTATCGATTCAGGCCGCAATCCAGCGGCGAACAAGCACCCGCAGCCACCGCCTGAGCTGATCGAGCAAATCAAGGCAATGGCCGCTGACCGTTACTCAGGACGCTACACGGCGGTAATTCTTGGCCTTGATCGAGAGCGGGTATACACGATTGCGCGCAAGAACGGCATCCACTTCGTGAGCAGGAATAGGGGGCAGAAGTGAAGCGCCGCAAGCAGCACAACCCACTGAAGCGGGTACTCAACGCAACCGATGCGTTGCTCAGAAAGAACCATGTCGTAGTGATCGACATCCATCCGGCGGATAAACAAGGCCTGTTGAACTGGAAGAGCTGCCGATCAGTGAGCGCAGGCCGGCAGATGATCGACGGGATATGCGACCTGCCCCGCGCCTGGACTGTTTATCTCGCCGTCTTCTGCCGCTCGCAATCAGGTGAGCGGTACATGAAGTCAGAAGAGATCGAGCCCCAGGGCCGGTATCGGTCAGAGCAGATATCTGAGGCGATCGTGAGCCACCACGAAGCACTGCAGGCTACATGCAATCCGGGCCACGTTATCGGCTACGGATGGATTGCCAGCCCCACTGGCGAGTCATTAACAGAAGAGCAGGCTGCCCGCGCATTCGATGCTGTGGGTGCTTGGGAAATTCCGGATAGAGGCGTAACCAATGAATGCAGCAACCAAAAAGTTGCCAGCGGGTAGCCCTGATATTCACCGCAAAAACATGCTCAAGTTGCTCGAGCAGAACAGCCGCAGGCGGCACATGTGGGAAGTATTCAGCGACTTCGTAGAAATGGCCGCACTGGCCATGAGCAACAGCATCGACTTGATGCAGCACCACGTACGCGAAGAAAGGTACATGCAGATCATTGCCCGCTATGAGCCTGACGAACAAAAGCGCTTTCCCCAGATACTTGGTGAGCTGGTATGCGCTCTGGAATTTGGACCAGATGATGTTATGGGCAAAGTGTTTGCTGAGCTCGAGCAGGGCAACTCATCACGCGGGCAGTTCTTCACGCCATACAGCGTCTGCCAGATGATGGCGATGCTTCAAGTTGGCGATGGGTCGGATATCCGCACCAAGATCAATGAGCGCGGCTATGTGACCGTCAGTGAGCCGGCGTGTGGTGCCGGGGCAATGGTGATCGCGATGGCCGATGCAATCAAGTCAAAGGGCATCAACTACCAGCAGCACATGCACGTCACCGCGGTGGATATCGACAGCCGCGCCGTACACATGGCCTATCTGCAGTTCAGCCTGCTTCACATTCCCGCCACCATCATTCTGGGCAACGCCCTGACCCTGGAAGAGCGAGAGCACTGGTACACGCCGGCACACTTCATGGGCCTTTGGCAACAGAAGCTAAGCCGGGGTTATGCCACTGGCAGCGCCATGCATGAGGTCAATCAGGACAGGCCAGCGCCAGCGCCGGAACCCGTAACCGCTGTCAACCAAATCAAAGACATTCAGCTCGACATGTTCGCCACCGCATAACCCGAGGTAATCCCAATGCCCGCGTATTACAACGAGTTTGATCCATACGCGGCCCAGTGGCTGCGCAACCTTATAGCCGCAGGCCACATAGCGCCGGGCATTGTTGACGAACGGAGTATTGAGGATGTCAAGCCAGCTGAACTTATGGAATACAGTCAATGCCACTTCTTTGCGGGCATCGGTGTTTGGTCCGTCGCCCTGCGAAGAGCTGGCTGGCCCGATGATCGACCAATCTGGACAGCCAGTTGCCCCTGCCAGCCTTTCAGCGCGGCAGGTGCCCAAGCAGGATTTGAT